GCTTTACCTCAAGTAACATTCTACGAACGTTCACTCTATCAAGAGCCGATTTATTAACCTGTAATGTCTTTTGACCGTAAATTACATACCCAAGTCTTGGGAATGTTGCAATTGGATTAATTCTAGAATCTTGTAATACGTCTCGATCAGAAACGTTCAAACGTACAATCACATTGCTAACGAAGTCAAGAGACGCTCTATTGAATCCCGCTGGTGCGAACCAAGGATATGCAACCCTATCATTGAATGATAAGGCACCCATTGCGGCGACAGAGGCCGGAACTCTAATCTTTCTTTTATTTGTTAAATCATCAATCATAACATCAGGATAGTATGTACTTACGTAATTATTATCAACGCCTCTTGTATCAAGAGCAGATGCTGTTTTATCAACATTTGGTTTGCTTGTTGAATCAACATATAGTCGTGCCGATGAATCAGAGTATGATGGAATATCAAGCACGTAAAGTGCAAGACCATACTCTCTAACAGCGTTCATTGCATAGTCAGTAACAAATGATTCACAAATTCCTGGAATTGCTAAAATGTTTGTATTTACAATTAGAGGATCAGTCATAATGTCAATGGCAGTTGTGTAAGACAAAACAGTGCTATTACTTTGATCAGTTCCGGCCGTATTAATCAATAATCCGGGTGATACATATGATGCTTCTGCTCCACCACTTGCGTCAAATGACGTTGATTTATCATTAAGACGTCGAGCATCAGCATCAAGAATATTGACACCATCATACCCCCCATACATAAAATTTGTAAATTTCGTATATGGTGAAAAACGATTAAAGTCTGGTGCTGATGCTTGGGCTAATAACGTAGCCAATGTTATTCGTTTGCCAAGAACTGCATCTGTAATTGTATAATTTGATTGATCAAGTCTACCGTTACGAATGTATGCGGCTTCACGCATATGATCATTGATTGATCCTGTTACATCAGCAAGTGCTGTATTTGAAAATGCGACGCGAGCCAAGGTAAATTTATTATCATTTAATGTATCTGCGCCGGAACCAGTTACAAGAGCATCAAGTAATTTAATTCCACCAAACTTCGAATATGAAGACATGATGTTATTTTTTTCCGAAGACAAATTTGGATTTAATGGCGATGTGTTTCTTTCAAATTTCACGCCCCAATGGAATAGAGAACTTGCTAATTCTGTTGGACCTGGATCGCCCGGCCACATGCCCGTTGTTAGAATATCTCCACGTGTCACCTTATATCGATAAGGAACTGGGGGAAGTATTGAACCTGACATTGATGATCCCACGCTAACACCAAGAACACCAGCTAAACGTGATGTTGCTGAGGCTGGCGATGTGTCAGTAAGCGAATCATTTGTCTTTATAAGTTCTGCGCCCCTAAACCCAAAAGGTAGTGAGACAGCTGGAACGAGACTTCTAACAACGTTGTCTGACATTATTATTCTTACAAGTTTTGATTTATTAGGATAAATTCCCGTTGCAACAACTTTTCTATCTGATAAGATTGAAACATCAAAATTAAATGCTAATTTACGATCACCTATTACTTTGGCAACGTAATTATCTGCACTTGGGTTTAATGAGCAATTTGAAAATTGTTCAAGCACATTTGGATTTGTATCAGTATCGTTCCAGTCTCTAATATAAACACTAAACGATCCGTATTGATTTGAGTCATCAAGCGAAGCCTTTAAGTTTCCAATTGAAATCTTATATAACTTGTTTGCATATTCTCCATCATCAAGCGCTTCGAATTTAAATAAATCGTATTCTGCTGTTCCGAAAGGTTGTGTAACAAAGAATGAAGTTGTTGGAACTTTATATCTTGTATCAAAGGCTCCGAAAACCTTACGCATTTGTAATGAAGAATCTCCACTAACTGTACTTACGTTATTTGATCCAGACAACACACCAATAATAGTTGGGGTTGCAAGTTCATCATCAACAGCATAGTCAGCAAGAACATAATGTTGTTCTTGAACAAATTTATCAGGATCTGTATTTAGAATTTTGGCAAAATAATCTGTGCTGGTGGGATTTAATGATGCTGTAAAAATACGAATGCCTGAACTACCGTCTGTGTTCCAAAACGCATTTCCCAATGATGAAGAAATTACAATTTTAAATTTGCCTGCTACTACAGTTGCTTGATCATCAGGTCCCGCGGCAGTAAATGCTCCGACAGCGGATTGATCACCATCAAGTATCATTAGGCGTGAGCCTGATGCCATAACAATTTGTCCACGGATCAAATTAACTATTGATCCATTGTACGAATCATTATCAGTAAACATTGGCATTCCATATGCTTCTGACGTTTGAAGTGTGTGGCGTGCCGTAATAAATTGTACGGCACCAGTGTGGCGGCCATTAGAATCATCTGATGCGGCATTACCTTCTACGTAAAATCCTGCATTTCGAACTCTACCTGTTGTTAGGGTAGTTAATACATGACCGTCTGTTGACGCCGCCCCGGCGCCAAGAACACGTAAATAAGTTAATGCTCCTCGGTGTTTCAAAAATTCATTTACGGCGTAGGGGCCATAGTTTTTTGAATCAAGGTTGCCGAACGTTGCAACAAATTCATCAAAATTTCCAAAAGACACTGGAACAAAGGCGGGGCCTTTATTGGCAGTTCCTATAACACCTGCTGGGGTACCTGTTGGGCCAGAAGGTGATGGCGCTGATGAATCAATTTCACGTTCAAAAAAATTTGGGCTTCGGTAAGTGGCTTCAGACATGAATTCGCTCCATAATTGTTAGCATCAGATAAAACTTGCTAATATAAGTATTCACAAAAAAGTTGAAAGAAAAACACAATCAATCATCGATGACAACAATTGTAAAAGAACCAAGATCTAAACCTGGTGCAAATATGGTTTCGCCTGTAGTTGGGTTTGTGTTTTTAATTTTAATATATTTGATTTGTTGACCATTAGGACCATTTGTGATGATTTTTTGATATTTTCCTGGTGACAACCCTCTTGGCAATGACAAGAGAGCGGGATCATTTGGATCAATTATCCCTTCACCGTTAGATGTATATATTCTACCTTTATTTGTTCTACGTTGATCTTTTCGTTTATTTTGTTCAATATCAAGTGGCAGCGTTGGATCATCAGCACCTAAAAATGGATCACTTATTCCTGACTGATCTAGGCCTTCTTGGGTTTGTCCAATATCAAAAGAAATAGAAGGTGAGGAAACATATCTTTTAATAGGAACGGGAATTCCTGGGGCGGTGGAGGCCAAGATGTAGGCTGGGACGTTAACAACGAATTTATACTTGATATATCTTTCAGTTTGTGACATGTCATCAAAATTTGAATCAACATTAAATCCACCGTCTATTGATGCAATAAACCAATATCCTTTATTTGTTTCAATTTTCCAATTTTGTCCTTGTGGCAAAAATGATGACATGATTTGTTCAACAATTTGATTCATGTGTTGTGTATATTGTGTCCAGATAACAATTTCATATGTCGCTGTATAGAATTGTGGTGAAGGTATTACGAGTGTTTCATAAACATTATTTGTTCTATCGGGTGCCAATAAACCCCCTTGTTGAATAATTGAATCAATTGGCGATATTCCCGAAGATTTTAATGACGTTAATTGTCCAGGTATGGAACCAGACAATGGAACAGAAACATTTAATTGATTTTTTAAATAAAGTTTATTAATTAAATTTTGATATGATCTGTCGGTTTTATCTAACTTTCTACAAATCACAATTTCGCCAGTTTGTTGATTAATGCCCCTAGCTACAACGTCGTTAGATATAGATTGTGCAATACCAGAACGCATAATTGTTATAAGGGGCAAGATTAGCGTATTGTTTTTATCTCGTATTGGACGATTACGCTTTAAAAGAGCCCACTTTTCGCCTGAGGCAAATAAAATAGGAACCTTTTTTAAATCTGTGTTATCATTTCCATTTACTTGAATATGAATTTCATTATCAAATAAATTAAATAATGCCGTATCAACATCCTCTATCCCAACAGAAGGTATTGTTAGTTCTGGTTTGTACTCACTGTCATAACCAGATGGTAGTCCGGGTACGCCATATCTTGTTTTACTTCTAACGTTATATCGTGTTGTCATAAATTATTTTTCATCATAAAACGTTGAGCCAGCGCCACTGTTATCGCCAATGGGCGATACTTCTTGAGCACCTGCTAATGGTTCATCCAAAACGCCAGTTCTTTGTAAATCTCTAATATCTCCAGTCAAACCTTGACTATTTTCAACAAGACCACGTTGTTGAACAAACGTTGTTTGAACAGCGTTTTCTTCCGTATGTGATATATCTGTTGGTCCTTGCAAAATAGTATCAAATAAACCCTTACGAGCCTTTGTTCCCACTAATTTAATTCCATTTTTGTGCTCAGGAAGTCCCCATATATTTTGTAAAATTATTTTTTCAGTAATTTCATAAAAAATGTCGCTAAAAGAAAAGAAATCACCAATGTTAACATTTATTCCTCTATCTATAAGATCTCTATATTGTATAAACACTTAAGTTTATATTGAGAATCAACACCAAATTGATTAATTTTTGTTTCTGTTTGAAAACTATTATCTACCAAACATCCAATCATAATAGGGTTATCAAAAATCTTTTTTAGACTTTCATTATAAATTCCATGAACTTGAGTTTTAATTTCAGAAATTGGATAATAATAAACTACTTGTCCAATTACATCATGAACAATTTCTTTTGTTAAATCACTAATAAAATTTAAATCACGCTGTGTTACAAATAATCTTGACATAGATCATATGTATGTAAGTCAAATAATCAATATGAATTAAAGTTATTTTAATTTCTTCATTCTTTCTGCAACTTCATGACGAACTTGAGAATATTTATCATTCATCATTTTTGGAAGATGTTCTCTGGCGAAGGCTCCGCCTTTGCTTCCAATTCTTCTTACAATTTCAAGA